TTTGTCCGTTTTTCCTGTGGTATAATTTATAATGCGAAAAGAATGAGCAGACAAAAAATAATGCAAAGACTATATACGGTGCAATATTTTGTGTTCTATATCTTACAACTCATTTTTCGCAAAAAAGGTAAGTGTATCGTCGTGAGATGATGGGTGAATATCTCAAAATTGATTGGTGGGAATGGAGATATTAGATTAAACAGATTGTATGTGTTAATCATATGCAGTCTGTTTTTATTTTTGGATAAAGAAAGGGACATAATTATGGAGCTATTGCAATTAGTTGAAAAATTCAAGAACGTTTTCAGCATAGAAAAAATTGAAGATGTTGTTGATGAATTAAAATCAACATTGTTAAATGCCGAAAATTGTCGAAAGCTATGTGAAGATTGGATTTTAATATGTCCTGATTTAACAATAGATTATATGCAAATGATATTTCAATATTATTTTGCCGACCGCAAAGAAAAAATGCAGGACTACACACCGAAAAGCCTTGCGGTAGCGGTTGCAGAGTTATCAAAAACCGAAAATGAAAAGATTTGTTTGGATTTGTGTGCGGGTAGCGGAGCATTGACAATCCAAAAATGGAACGAAAATAACGATTTAAAATTCATATGCAAAGAATATGACAATCGTGTTATTCCGTTTTTGTTGTTTAATTTGGCAATTAGAAATATTGACGCCGAAGTTATTCATTGTGATGTATTGTCAGATGAAAATTTCAAAACATACAGGACGCAAAAGGGTGATAGATTTGCAACTGTTAAAGAGATAACTAAGAGCGAATTTAAAGCTGATTGTTGTATATCGAATCCGCCGTACAATATGAAATGGGAACAACCTGTATTTGCACAATTACAGAATAGATTTTCACAGTGCGAAGTACCGCCGGAAAGTAATGCGAATTATGCGTTTGTATTGACTGCGTTAGATGAGATTACGGGCAAAGCAAGTTTTATATTGCCGAATGGTGTTTTAAGTACAGACAACCAAAAGGAAAAGCAAATAAGACAGTATTTAGTTGAAATGAATTTCATAGAAAGTATAATTGTATGTCCTGATAAAATGTTTGAAGTTACGTCAATACCAACGTGTATTATAACATTTAACAAAAATAAAAAACATTCAACGATAGAAATGATTGACCTGCGACAGAGGTATGAAACGGAACAACGAATGCAAAACGGACAGTTTGGCGGCAAAAGTCACACTAACAGGACATACGCAAAAGAGGTCAAGATTATATCCGAAAGTCAGATACAAGATGTATTAATACAAATTGAACAGTACGGAAATATAGCGGGTTACTGCAAGGCAGTAAGCATTGAAGAAATAAAAAACAATAATTATGTATTGGTGCCAAGCCGATACATAGAGTTTGAGAATATAGAAAATGCACATAGACCGTACAACGAAATAGTTGCGGATATTAACAGAATTATAACTGAAAAAAATACTTGTAAACTAACAATAAACGAAACAATCGCCAAGTCTTTAGGATTTGACATTGAACTGTTCAAGCAGGACAACGGTACAAATAATGATTTCTCAAAATTGACAGAAAAAATATGCGGTGAAAAGATTGTAAAAAATGATTATTTCAAAACAACCAAAAATAAAAATGAAATAACATTTTCAAACAACAGCAAAGAAAATATATCAAGTATTCTTATGATGATATTTAACACGTGGAAACAACACATATATTATCTAAATCTTGAAGAAAACAGATATTTAGCGGAACTTCGGGACGCACTGTTGCCGGAACTGATGAGTGGAAAAATAGATATAAGTGATATATAAGCGGTGGAAAGGATAAAACAATGTTTGAAAGAATAAAAGCATATTTACGCAATAGAAGATATGAACGAGAACGTAAGAAGTTCATACGCAAATGGAACGAGGATAATAAAAATTGGTGCGAGTGTCGACATAAACGCAAAGCGTTTAAACGTGCAATGATAAAAAACGGTTATACGATGTAATCAAACAGAAAATGTGAAAGTGAGGTGATAAGAGTGACTGAAAAGCAAAAGTTGTTTTGTGAGGAATATTTGATTAGTTTGAACGCAACGCAAGCGGCAATAAAAGCGGGGTATTCGGAAAAGACGGCGTATTCGATTGGGAATGAGAACTTGAAGAAACCTGAAATTCAAGAATACATACAAAAACGGCTGAAAGAGAAAGAGGACGCTCTTATTGCCAAACAAGATGAGGTATTGAAAACGCTTACGGCTGTTATGCGACGTGAGAAACCCGAAACGGTTGTTGTGACGTGCAAAGCACGTAAATCACACTATGACGACAAGGGCAAGAAAGTCACTGACGAGGCGGAGCAACCGATATGTGTTGAAATACCGACAAAGGTGTCGGACGTAAACAAAGCGGCGGAAATGTTGGGTAAATACTACGCATTGTTCACAGAAAAGCTGAATGTTGACGGTGATATGGACTACAGCATTAAAATTGACTACGGAGGCGGTGACGAATGAACAAAATAACAGTACCGTTCAATCCGATATTCAAGCCTGTACATCAATGTAAAAAGCGTTATGTTGTAATGAAAGGCAGTGCCGGAAGTGGCAAGAGCGTCGATACTGCACAGTTATACATACTCCGTTTAATGCGTGACAAGGGACGTAATCTTGTGTGTGTGAGAAAGTCCGATATAACAAACCGTGACAGTACATTCGCCGAGTTGGAAAGTGCCATAAACCGTATGGGCGTAGGCAGAGCGTGGCGAGTTACGCAAAGTCCGTTGTCGTTCACCTGTATAAACGGCAACAAGATTATATTTCGTGGTGTCAACGACAACAAGCAACGTGAAAAGCTGAAATCAATCACATTTGCGAACGGTAAATTGACAGATGTATGGATCGAAGAGGCTACGGAGCTTGTGCAACAGGATTTTGAAATTATAGATGACCGTTTGAGAGGTGAACTCCCCGACGGTCTTTTTTATCAGATAAAATTGACGTTCAACCCTGTATCGTCAAGTCACTGGATAAAGAAAGTGTTTTTCGATATACAGGACGATAACGTCTTAACGCACCAAAGCACATATTTAACAAACCGATTTTGTGACGAGGCATACAGGCAACGTATGCTACGTCGTAAAGAAGTTGACCCTGAGGGATACAGAATTTACGGACTGGGTGAATGGGGCGAAACAGGCGGATTGATATTCTCAAATTATCGCATTGAAGAATTTGATACAGATATGAGCCGTTTTGACGCTATGGCAATAGGACAGGACTTCGGATTTAATCACGCAAATGCTATATTGACGTTAGGTTATAAGGACGGTGATATTTACGTTTGTAATGAACTGTATGTATACGAAATGGATACAACCGAAATTATCACTAAGGCTGACGGGAAGTTCAGCAAAAGTCTTGCAATGTGGTGCGACAGTGCAGAGCCGGACCGTATAAAAATGTGGCGAAAGGCAGGCTATCGAGCAAGGGCAGTTGTTAAAAATCCGAACAGCATACAATCGCAGATTGACTGGTTAAAAGGCAGAAAGATACATATTCATCCGTCTTGCGTGAATGTAATCAAAGAGATACAGCAATGGCGTTGGCGAGTTGATGAAAAGTCGGGCGAATATACGGACGAACCTGTCAATGTATTTGATGACGCAATGGCGGCACTGAGATACGGCGTTGAGAGTTGGCGCAAGGATAAGAAAGCTAAAATCTATTCAAGAGAGGAGTACGGAATATGATAATTGATGAAGATATAGTCGCAGGTGGTGTGACACCGTTTATCATAACGAAATTGATTGAACGACACGAGCGAGAGCGACAGAGATACCGATTATTGCACGATTACTATATGGGCGACCACCGCATTTTAAACCGCAGAAAAAGGGGCAAAAACGTGGCAAACAACCGCATAATGTGTAATCACGCAAAGTACATAACAGATATGACGCAGAGTTATCTTGTCGGCAATCCCGTAACATATGCGGTGTCGGACGAATACGATATTGAGGCAATCAAAAACGAATATTTGGAACAGGATATGCCGAGTGTGGACAGTGAAATCGTAAAAAATATGAGCATTTACGGCAAAGCATATGAACTGATTTATGCAGACGAAAAAAGCAAGCCGAGAAGTGTCCGATTGGATCCGGAGCATACATTTGTATGTTACTCACAGTCGGCATTTGAAAAGCCGTTGTTTGCGGTGTATTACTACAAGAAATACGACCTTGACGGCTACTGCACAGGCAGTATTTGTCGTGTGTATGATGAATCGTTTATATATACATACACAGGTCTTGACAGCTATACGGCATTATCATTGCAAAATGTTGAACCGCATTACTTTTTTGATGTACCTATTATCGAATACAGAAATAATACGGAAATGCAGGGCGATTTTGAACAGCTTATAACGCAGATTGACGCATACAATGTGTTGATGTCAGATAGAATTAATGACAAGGAACAATTCGTCAATTCACTGTTGTTTTTGTGCAACTGCGACCTTGACACCGAACAGGCAAAAAAATTATTGGTAGAACGTATCTTAATGGGTGACGGCGACGCGAAAGCGGAGTATCTGTCAAAGGTGCTGAACGAGGCTGATACAAAGGTGTTGCGTGATGACATCAAGGACGATATACACCGTCTGTCACACGTTCCCGATTTGTCGGACGAAAGTTTCGGCAACAATTTGTCGGGCGTGGCAATAAAGTACAAGCTGTTGGGATTTGAACAGCACGTCAAGAACAAAGAACGTAACTTCGCTAAGACGTTGAGAAAACGTTTAGAGATTTACAATAATTTCTTAGTGACATTAAATGCAATGAAAGAAGTGCCGTCGCACAGAGTTGACATTGGATTTACGTATAACTTGCCTGCGAATGAGTTGGAAATTGCACAGATGATTAATTACCTCAAAGGTCTTGCGTCTGACGAAACATTATTAGAGCGTCTGCCGTTTATAACAGACGCAAAGGAAGAAGTTGAAATCGCACGCAGAGAGCAAGCGGAAAAGTCCGCCGAAGATATGCGTATCGCTGAAAGTTCGGCAAGGAAAGTAAACTACAATGAAGAGTAAGGCATATTGGGTAAAACGTGCCGTTGAAGTTGAAACATATTTACAATCGCAAGCGGACAGCATTAAGGACGGTGTAATTAAGGCATATGAGCGAGCAATCAAGAATGTAAACAATGACATTGAGAAAACGTTTAAAGCCTATATTTCAACCGATATACCCGAAAAAGAGGCACGTCGGCTGATGAGTATAGCCGACAGCGACAAACAGTACGAAGAACTGCTTGAACTGTACGACGAAACAGACGACAAGACAGTCAAAAAGGAAATTCTAAGCCGCATAAATGCACAGTCATACGGTGCGAGAATTAGCCGATTAGAGGGACTGAAACGTAATGTATATATTTACTTTAGGCACGTTGCAAACGAGGCTATAAAGGAGCAAAAGAAACTGTATGACAGTGCGGTAAAGACGGCGTATTATACAAACATTTTTGATACCGCCAAAGGTTTAAACTGCGGTATTGATTTTTCACTTGTACCGCAAAAGGCGGTTAATATGGTATTAAGAGAGCCGTGGCACGGTCACAACTACAGCGAGAGAGTGTGGATACATAACGACAGATTTATACAGGCAGTCGGACAGACGATTGAGGACGGTATAATCAGCGGTCACAGTGTAAGCCGTATGACTGATAAGCTGATTGATTACGTCAAAGATACTGCACCGGGTGGAATACGAACATCAGCCGAAACGCTTGTGAGGAGCGAAACGGCGCATTTTATGAACCAAGGTCAAAAGATGGCGTATGAGGAAATCGGCATAAAACAGTATCGTTTTGTTGCGGCACTGTCTGAATTGACGTGCGACACTTGCGGTAATCTTGACGGTAGCGTGTTTGATACGGATAAAGCCGTTGAGGGCGAAAACTTCCCACCGATACACCCGCGTTGTCGGTGCGTTACGATTATGGCAGACGTGAATTTAACAAGCCGTATCGCCCGTGACCCGTTGACGGGTGAAAATTACAAAGTTGACGGCAGTATGACGTTTGACGAATGGAAAAACGGTTTGTCGGACGAACAAAAAAATGCATTAAAATATGTTGCAAATAGTGAAAAACGTGGTATAATAAAAGCAAGGAGTGGTTCGGTTGCACTTGAAAACCAAAGATATGGAAGAAATAAAGTTACACTTGTGAATAAAACTTATATTGAAAGCGGAGAATATAAACGTAAGTTTGATAATATAAGTGAAAATAAAGCGGTTAATAAAACATTATATGATTGTGCAAAAGCGGCGTTAAAGCACAGAAGCGGCACAAAGTTTGAAGATATGTATTGGATTGACGGTAATACGGGTGAAATTATAGCAAGCGCACTTAATGAAAAAGAAACAAGCGGTGTTGTTAAGTCTAAACGTCGGAATAAGGTTTTGGCACGATATGGAAATATTTATGCCATACATTCCCACCCTGCAAGTATGCCGCCGAGTGCAACAGATTTTAATTGTTTCTTTGAACAGGGATATAGTAAAGCTTTTGTTGCTTGTCACGACGGAACTTTGTATTCGTATACTTCGGAACAGGAAGTTTCTATAGAGTTATATAATCTATACGTAAGCAAGTTTGCAAGTAATGGTTATTCTGAAAAAGAAGCACAGTTAAAAGCATTAGCAAAATTAAAAGAAAATCATAAAATAGATTTTTGGGAGGTGGTTTAAATGCCTAATTTTCTTATAGATGACAGACCTGTTGACTTATCACAATTTGAGGGATTTACAAGTGAAGATATAGACGAAACAATAATGTATTTGGAAGAACAGGAAAGATTAAGGATTGAACGAAGTAGACATCAGACAAAATCAGAACAAGTTGAGGACTTAAAACGTTGTGAATGCGAGTATAAGACATATATAGATAATATTCGCAAGAAAAGACTTTTGAAAACAGGATAAATATAAAGCACGTTGTTAGACGTGCTTTTTTGATACATTGAAAGGCGGTGATAGTGTGAGAGTAGGCACAACATACACATAGAAGAAAGGAATGGTGATCCGATTATCTCCCTGTTAGACGTGGGGTTATACGTCTTATTTTTATACAATTTTTTTCAGAAAGGAATGATTTGAATGGCAGAGCCAACACCAAATCCAACAAAAACAACGGAGCCAACACCTCCAACACCTCCGACACCTCCGGAGCCTCCCGCACCGAATAACGACGACAATCAAAAGGCGATTGATGACGCAGTAGCGGCGGCAAAAGAGAAGTGGGAAAAGGACCTTGAACAAAAGCTAAAGGACGCTGAAAACGAGGGCATGAGAAAAGCCAAGTTGACAAACGAGCAAAGAAAAAAAGAGGACGACGACAAGGAACGAGAAGAATTTGAAAAAGCAAAGGCAGAGTTTGAACGTGAAAAAATCGTTGCATATGCCGAAACGGAACTTGCCAAAAACGGACTGTCTGCCGAGATTGCAAAGTACATTGTAGCAGAGGACAAGGATAGCACAAAGGTGGTTATCGACAAGATAAAAGAAAGCTACGACAAAGATGTACAAGCAGGTGTTACCGAGCGTTTAAAGGGCAAAACACCGGATTTAAACGGTGGCAGTGGCGGTCACAACACAGGCAGTTTTATGGACATAATCAGAGAAAATCAAAGATAGGAGTGAAATAAATGGGTTATTTGAAAAATGAATTGACAGGCTTTGTACCTGTCGAACAAGCAACAGACATCATCAAAATGGTGACAAGGGGTTCAAGTGTTTTAAGAATGGCGAAAGTCGAGGAAATGAAACACGAGAAAAAGAAGTTTAACGTACTTACAGACGGTCCGGGTGCTTACTGGGTCGGTGAGGGTGAAAGAATTAAGACAAGCGGTGCTACTTGGATTCACCCTGAAATCGAGGCTAAGAAGTTAGCCGTTATTATTCCGGTAACAAAGGAAAAGTTGGAAGATACGACTATCAGCGTATTTGAAGAACTAAAGCCGGAAATTGCAGAGGCATTCTACAGAGCGATTGACGCGGCGTGCATTTTCGGTACAAATTCGCCGTTCAAGACAAACATTATGAACGCTATAGACAGCAAGCATATGGTTGTTACAGACAACACAAATATTGATATTGCTATATCTGACGCAATGTCAATGATTGAAGAAAACGGCTATGACCCGTCGGGATTTATCGGTCGTATCGGTGTTAAGAATATGCTGAGAAAATTGCGTGACGCAAACGGCGCACCTGCATATGTCAACGGTACAACAGGCGGTGAGCTGTACGGTCAGCCTATCGAATTTGTACGTAACGGTGCGTGGGACAACAAACGTGCCGATATTATCACAGGTAACTTTAAGTATGCCGTTGTCGGTATGCGTGCAGGTATCAACTACGAAATACTTACAGAGGCAACACTACAAGGCACTCTTGACAGCGACGGTAAACCGCTATCACTTGCCGAGCAAGATATGGTAGCTATTAAGGCTACTATGCGTTTAGGTTTCCTTGTTGTTAAGGACGACGCATTTGCCGCATTTAAGAACGGTGTTCCGGCGATGGGTGAATTGGACGTTGAATCGGTTGCCGGCACAACAGGCAACACTGTTATTACGGTATCGCCAAAGCCTATCGGCGGTCACAAGTTGGTTTACAAGACTGCCGCAAGCACCGCTCCAAGTGTTGCGTATGACGACGATTTGTCAAAGTGGACAGAGTTTAACAACGGTGACGAAATCACTGCGACAAACGGTCACAAGATTACAGTTGCGGAAGTTACCGCAGACGGCAAAGCGAGAAAGTCGGGCAGTACCGACGTTGTAAGCGGTGAATAATATGGAACAGTTGGGGACACTAAAAATGTTGTTGGGAATTAAGGACGACGAGCAAGACAGCTTGTTGTCCTTTTTGATTGAGGACACGGTTAATATGATTATGGCGTATTGTCATATTGATGTACTGCCACGTCAGCTTGAAAGCCTTGTTCCGAAGATTGCGGCGGATATGTACAGGGCGAAAGGTTACGGGGACAGTAAAAGTCCCGAAGTAGTCAAGAGCATAAGTGAGGGCGAACGTTCCGTCACATATGCCGAAACCGACAATGACAAGATTTTCAGCAACTATTATAAACGCCTTGACCCGTTCCGTAAACGAAAGGGGCGTGTTCCGAGTGACATCAGTATTCAGTGATTTTTACGATAAAACTGTTATAATCGCAGAATACGAAATTGACGACTATACAGGTAAAACCGAAAAGACTGTATTGTCCGAAATTAAAGCCGATGTACAACCGTACAGTGGTGGCAGAGCAAGAGAGCAATACGGTTTGGATATAGAATGTCAAATGCGTATGTTCTGCGATATGTCAGACGACGTAAAGGTCGGTAACAGGGTTGAATATGACGGCGACATATATGATATAACATATGTGCAGAAATGGGACAGCGGTTTGGTAGCAATGCTCGAAAGGAGTAGGCTGAAATGAATTTTTCAATCGAGGGGATAGACAACGTTGTTGATAAGCTGACACAGTATGCGTCGGGCGATAAAATACAGCGAGGTTTGGCAATGGCGGGCGAAGTCGTAAGAGCGCACGCAGTGGCAAACTGTCCTGTTGCAACAGGACGTTTAAAGGGCAGTATCGTAAGCCAAGTGGACGGTGACAGCGTTGCAATCGGTCCGACTGCCGATTACGGTATTTATGTCGAATTTGGCACAGGCTCAAAGGGCGACAAATCTGTTTCGCATACGTCAAAAAGACACTGGACGTATTACAGTGGCGGTCGATTTTACACAACGTCGGGGCAAGCACCACAGCCGTTCCTCGTACCTGCACTGAAAAATAACATCAGCGAGATAATCGCTAAGTTTAAGGAGGTGTATAACTCGTGAAACGAGTTATAGCGAGCAAATACGAAGTATTTGTGTTAGCGTAGGGAGGGTGATACGGTGTTTGATATTGGTTTGGAATTGCGGGACATTTTAAAGCAAATAGACGGTGTAAGCGTATGTTTTGCATATCCCGATAATTTTAATAAATTGCCTGCAATAGCATATTACACGCTTACGGACAAAGGTTCAATGTCATACGACAATACAGTCATTACGAATGATACGACTGTTCAGATTGATATTTACGCCGATTATCCGCAAACGTGTTTTGAATTGTCGGAGAGGGTATATAAATTGTTGACTGATAATGAATATTATCACGAAATGACAATGGACGTACCCAATCCCGACGACAAGAGTATAAAACACAAAACAATGAGATTTACGAAAGTAGTAGAAAGGAATGATTGATTTATGGCAAATACAGAGAAAAGAAAACCACTACCTACAATAGGTGTGGACAAGTACACATTTTTCGCAGTTTTAACTGACACATCAGAGGGTGCAACATATGGTGACCCGTATAATTTGAGAGGTACTGTCGAAATTGCACCGACAGACGCAGGCGGCAGTGATGTTTTTGACGCCGATAACGGTGCGTATGAAACATCAAACTACATTGAAAAATTAGGTCACGACATCACAAATGCCGATATTCCACCGGAAGTTGATTCAATGTGGCGTGGACTGACACAAAAAGACGGTGTAGTAGAGGTTGGCAATGATACAAAAACAGTTTATTTCGGTGTTGCGTGGAGAATTATGAAGTCTGACGGCTCATACCGTTATGTGAGATATTACAAGGGTTCGTACAGCTTTGCGTCAAATGTCGGAGGTAAAACAAAAGCGTCAAGCGGTGCGCCTGAAAAGCAAACCGCAAAGGCTACATACACAGCCGTACAACGTGATTTTGACAACAACTATTACGCATACTTTGACGAAAGCGATTTGCCGGAGGGCGTTACAAAGACAGAACTTGAAGAAAACTGGTTTAAGGATATGAACTACTATCCGGTGAAGAAAGCACTTTAAGACAAGGCACGCCGAAAGGCGTGCTTTTTTCGTATAGAGAGGAGCGAGTAACAATGCAAAGAGTATTAACATTTGTACACAATAAAAAGAAGTATGTATCAAAACCGTGGTGTTTCGGTGCGGCAACGTTGGTTGAAAAAGAATATATGGACGTTGCAGAGGGTGAAAAAGTAACGGCTACGTCGGTATGTGCAGATGCCGTAGACTATCTGTTTGAGGGTACAGAGGCGACACAAGATGTTTTGGACACTGCTGTTTCAGCAAAAATGAGAATGTGTCGTGAAGTTATGAAGTGGTTTATGGACGATTTTACGGGAAAAAACGAGGAAAGCCTGCCGGAGCAGGCAACCGAAAAGAAAGATTAAGCGATTTATATGGGACAATGCTGAAATATCACGGTATATTGCCGAATGATTTGGCAAAACAAGACCCAAGATTATTACTTGCAGTTATAATCGAGGACGAGGAAGAAGAATATATGGGAAATGACCCGTATTTAAAAATGTTTTATGGAATGTAGTGAGGTGATTTGTAGTGGCTGACGCGGCGGAATTAGTAGTAAGAATAAGAGGTGATGCGTCCGACTTAGAGGCGACAATAAGCGGTGTTGAAAGTGAATTGTCAAAATTGGAGCAGACGCAAAGCAAAAATAATAATACAAGTACAAAAGGTCTTACGGCATATAAAAAGCAAATGCAAGACGCACAAACCACCTTGCAAACAAGCCGTACGGCATTGACGAATACAAAAAAAGCGTATGAGGATAACGTCAAGTCTGTAAATAAAAATGTTACGGCACTGAAAGCGCAGAAAATGGAATTAGATAAACAAATTTCTTTGCGTTCAAATGAGAAAAGGTTGCTGACAGAGGCGAACAAAAGTCTTGATAAAAACAGTGTTTCGTATAAAGACAATCAAAAGGCATTGAATTGGGTAAATACCGAGATTGAGGCATACACAAAGCAAAGTCAAAGTATATCCGATTCTATTCGTACGCAAGAGGCGGCATTGTCGGGAAGTAAAAAGGCATATACCGACGCACAAGCAACCGTCAAAAAAGCAACAGAGCAATACGAGGAATATGAGAAAGGCTTAAAAGCCGCTGAACGTGCAGATGAGGCGCAGAACCTACAGAATACAGGTAAGCGGTGGAAAGAAGTCGGTGAGGGTATAGATACTGTAACTAAACCGTTACAGTATGCGGCGACTGCACTTGCCGCGGGCGGTGTTGCGAGTGCCAAGTTTGCGATAGATTTTGAGAATAGTTTTGCCGGAGTTAAAAAGACGGTTGACGCTACACCGGAGCAGTTAGCCAAAATAAAGCAAGGCATTATTGATTTGTCAACAACAGGTATTGACGGCAGAGGCGCGATACCACAGACGGCAACTGAACTAAACGAACTTGCGGCGGCGGGCGGTCAGTTGGGTATATCACAAGAAAACATTATCGACTTTACGGAAGTAATGGCACAAATGGGTTCAGCCACAAACCTTGTCGGCGAAGAGGGTGCCGCAACACTGGCACGTTTTCAGAATGTTATGGGTGTCGGTCAAAACGAAATCCGTAATATCGGCAGTGCAATCGTTGATTTGGGTAACCACAGTGCTACGACTGAATCGGAAATCGCGGAAATGGCATTGCGTATGGGTAAATACGGTTCATCTGTACGAATGTCAGCGGCGGACGTGTTGGGTTATTCTGCCGCATTGTCCTCATTGGGAATTGAGGCACAAATGGGCGGTAGTGCGATAGGTCGTACGTGGCTGTCCGTAGAAACAGCCGTTGCAAGCGGCGGAGAGGGCTTGACGAAATTCGCAAAGTACAGCGGTAAGAGTGCGGAAGAATTTAAAGAGCAGTGGAATACTGACAGCTCCGGTGCATTTAACGGACTATTAAAAGGCTTGCAGTCTGCCGAAAATCTAACTGTTGCGTTAGATGATTTAGGCATAAACAATACACAGGATATACAGGCTATGATGGCATTAGTCAACGGTTATGATTTAGTAACCGAGAGTGTCAATCGTTCAAACACCGCATACCAAGAAAATACGGCATTGCAAGAAGAATTTAACGCAAAGAATGAAACGACCGCATCAAAATTGGCGAACACAAAAAACAATATTATTGAAGCGGCGAGAAGTATCGGCGAAACAATGTTGCCGTCAATACAAGACGCAAGCACCACAGTAGCTGATTTTGCAAAAGGATTGTCGCAAATGGACGACGAACAAAAACGTGCTGTTGTTAATACCGGTGCTACGGTAATAGCTTTGGGCGCATTGTCAAAAGTCGGTGTCGGAGTGATTAAGGGTGCAGGCGATTTTGTTGAGGGATTAGGAGTAATCAGCGATAAATTGCCTATTATAGCAGACGCAACGTCAGCGATAAAAGTATCGACTGCGGGGTTAGGCAGTTCATTTTCTGCATTAGCGCCGATATTCGGTGCAGTATTAGCGCCTGCGGCGGTTGTTGCAGGGTATAAGGTTGTTGCCGACCACGTTACAGAGGCTATTGAAAACAACGCAAAATTGGGTCAAAGCTACAAGGAATTATATTCTCAGTGGCAAGACGCAGACAACCAAGTTTCGCATTTGGAAAATCTGCGAAGTGAATACGAAAAACTAAACGAATCAATCAACAGCGGGACATTAAATCCCGAAGAACTCGAAAGCGCTAAAAACCGCATAAATGCGATTATGCAAGAAATCAAGGCGACTACAAATGATGATACCATAAAATTAATGATTGATACGGGCGAATTTGACACCGCACTTGCAATGGCGGTTTCAAACGCCAAAGACAGTGCGAACGAAATTAAAGACGCATTGGATTTAACATCAGGCAAAAAGGCACAAAAGGCAGTATCAGAGGGATACGACGCACTTCAAAAAGGTAGTTCCTACGGTATGGACTACAAAAATCAAAAAGAAGAAATGCGTGGGTGGTTGCAACAAGCAACTGATGTTAAAGAAAAATACCAACAACTGCAAGAAGAAATGACTGCGGCGTATGCAAGCGGTGACAAAGAAAGACGCCAAAAAGCCATACAAGCGAGAGATGCGTTTGTAAATGAAATGACCGACAGTGAATTTTCAAAGGCATATGAAAAAATGCAAGGTCAGAAGTTTTCATTCGGAGAAATGAAAGACGTTCAAAAGCAGGTTGACAATATAAAAGCTGCATATAACGAAATCAGTACAAGCATTGAAAAGATGGACGAACGTGCAAATAACGGTCGTGAATCACTACAAGCTGTAGCGGAAGTGGTTACATCGGAATCTATGAACTTAAACGGTTTCAAGAATATGCAAGAAGTCTTTGAAAGTGGCGGTATTGCAGTTGATAATGTATGTAAACAAATCAAATCAACTATGACCGATTTGGGATTTGAAAATCAAGACATTGCCGCACAAGTGGCACTGTTTAAAAACGGTTTTCAAGACATACAAGGTGCAATTAATAATAACGCATTAGACGCTGTTGTAAATGATTTTGTCAAACAAGGTAAAGAAATCGGACTAACGTCAGAGGAAATAGTCACGAAAGCCGCATTAATGAAAAACGGTTTTTCTGATATTCAACAGGCTGTAGCGTCGGGTGATGTAAGTGGTTTAGTGAAAGACCTATCAAGTTTAGGTGGCGATTTGGGACTAAGCACAGAGCAAGTTGACGCATTGGCGCACAGTTTGGGATTATTGCCTGAGGATAAACATATTGAAATTGACGCAAGCGGTGATGTGTCTGCAATCGAGAACGCAAAAAATGCTGTCGAGGAAATAAATAACGCGGGTAATGTACAATTACAAGTCAGTGCCGAGGGGGATATATCTGTATTAGATACGGCTGATTCAAAGCTACAGGAATTAATCAACAACAACCAAGTTACCATAACATTTAATGTAGATACAGGCGGTTTTGATATTAACGATTTAGGCGGCAACAAATTAGGCGAAATAACCGCAGACGGTAAAATCAACTGGGAAAAAGGTGATGTTGAAAAGCCAGAAAATGAAAAGGCAGACGGCACGATTGATTATAAATTAGGTGATGTTGCAAAACCCGAAAACGCCGTTGCAACAGGTACAATAAACTACACATTAGGTACCGTTGCGACACCGAGCGGAGTACCAAAGGCAAAAGGTACGCAGAACTTCGAGGGCGGTTTGGCAATGGTTAATGATGAAAAGGGTATATCTGACCCGCGAGAATTAATCATTGACAAAGGACGTGCATTTATACCACAGGGCAAGGACGTAGTATTGCCGTTGTCAAAGGGTGCAAAGGTGTACACAGCGTCACAAACCAAGGCGATAATGTCGGGTATGGGTATACCGCATTACGCAACAGGAAAAGACAATTCGGACGCGTTTACATCAGCCAAGGACGATTGGACGCATTACACCAAAACGCACGCAGTAACGACCGCACAAGAATTAGAGAAGTGGTTAGAATTTCAAGAGAAATTCAAGTCGAACGACAAGGATATTGCCGATATAGAGGAACAAATTTTCAGTCTGACACAGAAACGCACGCAGGAGTTAAACAACCTGTCAAAGTCGTATATTGAAGAACGTGCGGCACTGAATGACTGGGACGACAACGGTGACAATCCTATCGACGCATTTACCCGTATTCGTGACCGCAATATGGCGGAAGTCGAGGCAGGGCGTATGACGTGGGAGGACTATACGACAGAAATGTCAAGTATAGGTTCAACGTTATACGACAATATGACCGAATACAGTCGTGATTGGTTGGAACACCAAGAAAAATACAACGGTATGAGTGCCGCCGATTATATCGCAGGTATCGGCAGAATACAGACGTACACCGAACAAATGTACGCACAGGGTATAATCAGTCACAAAGAATATGTAGAGGCAAAAAACAAGCTGAATGATGAGTATTTGGACAAGCGTAAAGAACAAATTGAGAAAGAGTACGACATATCAAAAAACTACATCAGCGAGCATACATATTTTAACGACTGGCAAGATAACGGCGACAGTCCGCTTGACGCGTACAACCGCGTTATGGACAGACACCGTGAGGAATTGGCGAACGGCGAGTTGACACAGGACGAGTTCGACAAGTACCAAAGTGAATTAGGTTCGGATATGTACTCGGAACGTGTGGAGCAGTCCAAGAACTGGTTGGAAGAACAGCGAAAGTATTTCGGTATGACCGACGAAGAATATATCGCCGGTTTAAAACGTATTCAGCAGTATACACAGGAATACTATGACGCAGGGTTAATCAGTCGCAAAGAATACAACGAGAACATAACGGAATTAAATCACGATATGTTCGACCAAGCGGGTGAATCGTTTGACGATATGCTACAGCAACAACAGGACTACATCAACAAACTGCGTGATGAATTTTCTGCACAGGAACAGGCATTACAGGACAGTTGGACGGTAGAGGACCGCAAGGCTGATATGTCCGAAACACAGGCACAGTTGGATATTTACGCAAATGCAGTAACAGACCGAGGACAACAAAAATACAAGGAACTGCAAGAGCAGATGAAACAACTGCAACGTGACGAAGAACTGTATCAATTACAGGTCAAGAACAATGCCACGATTGAGAAGTTGGAGGCGGAGTATGACGCGTTGGAAAACAGCAAGGCTGATTTCATCAAGTCCATTGCAACCAACATTGACAGTATAGACGTGACGGGTATTGTGGCGGATATAACACAGGAAGTCAGCGGCGGCAATGATAAGATAACCAAGACTTTGGGTGAGATTATAGAGGCTATTAAGGGCATTAAGATTGAACAGCAGAACTATAACAACAACAGTAAAATCACAATCAATACGACTGACAGCGCTGTTTTGGGTAGCTATGTATAATGTGCGGAGGTAGAAAATGCGAAACGGATTTTATTTTAAAAACAAACATTCAAACGATTTCGGAGTGACTGTACAAACGCAGTCACGTCCGATTAAACCGGAAATGAAAATACAGACATATGACAGCCCGTATATAGACGGTGAATATGATTTTTCAACGGCAAATGCGTACAACCGTGAATTTTATAAAAACCGTGTATTTAAAATGAATTTGCAAATATCGGCGGCGGATATGTCGGAGCTGAACAGCAAAATCACAAAAATCACAACGTGGTTAATGGGACGTGGCGAGTTGATATTTGACGACACACCGAATGTCAAATGGAACGCAACAGTTATTGAAACGATTGACTACAAACCCGAAAACTACGGTCACAAAGCGGTCATTTCGGTGTCGTTCAAAGTGCAGACGTGGGCGGCGTTGGTATTTGATATTTTTGACGGTCCGATATTGGATAGCCAAAACATCAAATTAGATGATGAAATACCAATCGGACCGAATGAATATTACACGATTACAACGGCAGGCGACAGTACAATACATAACACAGGCGACCGCCCTGTCAGACCTGTTTTGCGTGTTACAAACGTCACAAAACCTACAACGATAACCTGTAACGGTATCAGTATTACGGTGTCGGAAAACTGCGTTATTGACTGCGACAAACAGTCGGTAACAGACGTAAACGGCAACAGTATTATGAAAAAAATCAAAGGTAGTTTTTTTGAACTGGAAACAGGGGCGAATACAATAAATTTATCTACGACGGCGACGGTTGAATTTTCATTTTATCCACAGTATGTGTGGAATACAGAAACGGAGGATATATACAAATGGGACAGATAACATTTATGCGATTGCACGACAGATATGCAGACAGTTTTGAAACAGGTGAGGTACTGAACAACGCATATAACATCAAAGAAACAAGGATATTGAACGATACGGGAAGTATTGAATTTGACTATCCATACGACGAAAAGGCACGTCTAATCAGTCAAAATATGTTGGTTAGTGTAAACGGTCATATATACGAAATCAGCCGAACAACACGAAATATGAACGGTGCGGATTCACTGCACGTTTACGGTACACCGCATTTTGTGTATGAGGCGCAGAAAGCGTTTATACCGACAATCGGCGACCATATCGGTGAAACATCAAGAGCAGTGCTGCAAGCGGCGGTAAAGATTATTTCGGATTTCAAGGAAGAAGTCAACGAAAAGTGTATTTTTCACATTATGACAAATGCCGAGTTGACCGCCAAAGGAATGAAGTGGGTTGCAGATGATGAACTGCTGATTGATTTTTTCTCTACCGACAAAACAAATTTGTGGGACGTTATAAAAACGATAATAGAAAATTTGGGGCGTGGCGAGATATTCCACGAAACAACTATCGACAGTAATAACAACATTGTATGTAACATTGCCATTGTTGAACGTATCGGCACAGATAACGGCGTCAGACTGCGTTTAGAAAAGAATATGCAAAGCATATCAATAGAACGCAACGTAAGCGATATGATAACTCGTTTATGGGCGTTCGGAAGTGATGATTTAACGGTCAGCAGTGTAAACGGCGGCAAAGCATATATAGACAGTCCAAACATTGAAAAATACGGTGTGCAAGAGGGGTACAAAGATTACAGCGACTATACGTCAGCGGACAAACTGTACCGCAATGCAAAGTGGGAATTTGATGAGGATAACGAGGATAGAATTGATGCACCGCAGTTGACAATCAGCGGTAAATTGATTGACCTATCAAAATTAGCCGAATACGGCAAAGCGGAAAAGTTGGAAATAGGCGATACGGTACACGTATTTGACATAGACGGTACGGAATATGTGCAGAGGGTAATTGAGTATCAGGCATATCCGTTGGAGCCGAAAGAGAGCAATATATCAATCGGGCATATCAGACGTGATTTTTTTATCGGACTATGGCAGACAGAACGGGCAACAAAGAATCATGCAAAGTGGCAGACTGCGAATAACAGTGTAAATATCCGAAAAGTACAAGGAACGGTGAACACAGACCGAAACGAAGTGCAGAGCGACAACGAGCTGTTGAAGATTGTCGGCGATTTGCTGACGATAAAGGACAGTCAAAGAGATAGAATACATATCGGTAATGATGAAGTTGATAATAAAAAACAATTTGTATTTCTGTTATATGACGTTGACGGAAACCCTGTAATATTTTTTGATGAAAAGGGTAACGGAATTTTCAGCGGTACAATAAGAGGTGCAAAGATTGAATCAGATACTGACATCAATGTAAATAAAGACGCAAGTGTAGGACAGTATTTAAGAGTTGGATATATCAGCTCATATGTAAACGACGAGGGCAAGACGATATATAAATGGTCTGATGAAAGCGGTATATTATTAAGCGGATATACAAGCATTAAGACTACAAACGGCGGTAATAACCTTGCAATCGGAGCGATGTCATCAATAGAGCTTAATGCTGCTAAAGTTATGCAGAACGGTAAACGATTATTAAACGAAAATGATTTAAACGATATTACGGAAGCAATTGAGCAGTTAAAAGCAAAATATCAAAATTAGGAAATTAAAAAATAAAGACCTGTACTATCCTTGTGTACAGGTCTTTGTATTATCTCAAACTATTTATGACAGGTATAACAGTTGAAACATAATAATCATATGGAATTAGGGAGTTATCGTCCTCTGGGTGCGGTATATTTGAAAGAATGGCTACACCATCATCACGAGTGCTATCATAAAACCTAACCGATGTAAACTTGTATTGACCTAACCCGATATCTTGGAGCATTTCTTCAATGTTCGATTTGCGGACATATTGCACACCGTCAATTACTTCGATTGCGACTTCCGGCAAAGGCGATAAGTCGGAAGTTGTTGACGGCTTTACAGTCGGTGTCGGTGTTGGTTGTGCGGCGGTATCTGTATCAATCGTAATAGTGTTGTCACTGAAACCAACATTAAAACCACCTACAGCGTCGGCAACGTCACGTAATTTGAAATATGTATTATTGTTGATGTTGTAGCCCTCTATCGCTGTTTCCGTACCGTTTACGGCAACAGGGAACGGGTTAGCCGTTACGGCATATTCTACGGCAAAACCTGTCGCTGTCGCACAGATTATACCGCCTGTTATAAAACCTAATATAAATTTTTTCATAGCTTGTAGCCTCCTTTTTTTAAAATAGTATATACCAAATAATAAAAAAATTCAATAAAATTTTGAAAAAAGTATTGACAAATACGCATAAAAGGCGTATAATATAAAATGAAAGGAGGAAAAGAATATGAAAAGAAACGATTTCATAAAGCTGTTGAAAAAGAACGGCTGGACACTAAAGCGAAATGGTTCAAATCACGATATTTACCATAAAGGTAAAGATAGAGAATCAGTACCGCGACACACAGAAATTGATGAAGATTTAGCCAAAGCAATCATCAAACGACGGGGACTTAAATAGTCCCCCCGTCGGGTGATTATAAATATATATATAATTTTTTTAAGGAGGAACAGATATGAAAAACGCATATCCTATAATTTTAACACAAGGACAAAAATACGTTGTTGTATCAATACCCGATTTTGATATTAATACACAAGGTGAAGATTTTGCGGACGCAATGGAAATGGCAAGGGACGCAATCGGATTAATGGGAATAGATATGCAAGACGACGGAAAAGAATTGCCGACACCAACACCAATATCAGAATTAACAGTTGAAAATAGTGTTGTGACATTGGTAGATATAGATTTTGATGTTTACCGTCGTAAAAATGAACTACGGGCAGTCAAAAAAAATTGTACTATTCCGAGTTGGTTAAACTATGAGGCGGAAAAAGCAAATATTAATTTTTCACAAGTATTGCAAAATGCGTTAATGGAACAGCTAAAAATTAGCCGATAAAACAAACAGAAATTAAGCACGTCTTACGGCGTGCTTTTTTCGTACCCAAAATGAGGTGACACAATGTACAGACGAATACCACCATAGCACGCTTACGGCGTGTTTTTTTAATACCAAAATCCCAATCAATTACGATTAGAAAGGAATGATAAAATGAAATTAAATTTTAATTTTGACGGAAAGACGTTTTTATCGAAATGGTGGAAGATTGTCCGTGATAATTTCACGGCAATTCAAACCGACCACAACACACTGTCCGACAAATTGGACACAGAAATAACGCAACGCACCAACGCTGATGTAGGTTTGGCGAACCAAGTCACCGCCGAAAAAACGGCGAGAGAAAGTGCGGACAGTTCGTTAAGCAGTCGCATAAACAACGAAGTGACAATACGACAGGCGGCGGATAATGAACTGCAACGAAATATTGACAGTGAAATCACCGAAAGGCAGAC